GCACCGAGCCAAAACGCTGATTTGACGTACGAGTCCAAGAATTATTGAATCCAGCGATATATTCTTGCGCATTGTTGTAAGGAACAACCACATCGACAATGCTACTATCGTTGTTGAAATCCAAAATCTGGTTGTACAAAGCTTCTTTCAAAGACGGAGGAACTTCTTCCGTACCATAACCGACAGAAGCAAGCAAACGTCCTGAGTGGAAACGGGTTCTCATAGCATGAAACCTGTAAACCACATCACAGTGAATGAATTGGAACTGGTTGAGTATAGCCACGTTGATAGGAGTGGAAGTGGCTGCTGTCCAACTTCTATTCAAATCATCAGAAAAGAGACTACTCAAATCGAAAGAAAACAAGTCTGTTCCATCTGCTTGATTCGTGCTCCACTGTAACTTCGTGACATAGCAGTACCTCCCACACAAGTCAGCAATAGAACTCTCACTAGGATCATGAAACACCATAGGTTGTCTGCTCAGTTCTTGCGGATGCATTCCAAGTCCGATTGTGACTTCAGGCCCATTCACTTTACTCATAGAACCAAATTGATTCATAACTGGAACACTCCCTCCTACGACTGGTGGGTTGTCCAAAGGAATAGCCTTGTTATCAACTTTCGTACTTGAGGATTGCTTCCCAGAAAGAGAAACACTAGCCTCAACTGGCATTGACCCGGCAATCTGTCCTACTGAATACTTGTTTGAAACATTCGTCATCGAGATGTTTGCACCTTCAGCGAGATATCGAACGTCACTACTGAGAATCTTTCCGAGCTTCGCGCCAACTCCAGACGTAAAACCATATAATGGTCTCGTATTCGTCTTGGAGGGGGGCATCACTCGAGGAATTCTACTCAGAGTCTTAACTCGAGAATAGATGGTCACTCCGCAATCTGATGGAAGGGTCTTTGACACGAGGGGCGAATAAACTACCAAGTGAAAATAACCCAACGATTGTTCAGGATCATCGTGAGCGAGCTGGTTATCGAGGAAGGACTTCCAATACCTAAAGGGAATTTTCAGAGTACCAGAAGTGTTCTCACTCGGGGTGAGCTTCACATGATTCAATGCTCCACAGTTGGTAATGTAAGGGCATTGTTTCGACAAAGGCGAAAAGATGCCCATCAAGCAACCACACTGCGTTGGAGCCCCATTCAATTGAATGAGAATCTCCAGTTCAGGTCGAGAATACAAGTAATTCTGAAACGGCATATTCTGCACGTTGTTCTGATCACCCATACCCAACAAACCAAAAGGCAAATTGATGCGAGCAATATAATTGCCTGCACCGATCGTTGAAAACCAGTTGAGTTGCATTCGTTTGATCCAACTGTTCGGACCAAGTTCAAGCGTCGCAGGTATCTCGGAAAGTGAACGTTCGTCAGGAATTTCCTGTACGACAGCTATTTCCTTACTCATAACCTGCGTCTCAGAAGACAAAGTGGTAAGTCCCGTAGAACTATCTACTTCTGTTTCTGAGCTGGTGCTACCTGGGTCTTCAGCTTCACCACGAAACCTGTAATTCTCTCCAGAATCTACAGTTCGTTGAGATACAATCTCTCTCAAACTACTCCATGGGGGTGTCTGAATGGGAGACAGGCCTACTTCGACCAAAGCATCATTCACACTGTTCTTAAAATACTGGAAATATTCAAAATCCCAAATGGACGCATATTCAATCATCTGCTGGCATTCAGCTGACAACGTAAGATTGTAATTTCGAGTCCATTTCAGAGCTCCTTCAAGGGTTTCTTTCCTCAGCGCTCCAACAAAATCTCCATTTACAAGCTGCGGATGGTGACCCAAAAACAGTATATCTTCGAACTTCCGATAATTCTCAGTTAGTTCTTCATCTTTGCGAGAACTCGTATAAACTTGTCCTAACAAACTCATATCCGCTTGAATCAACAAGGGGTTCCACCCTAAACTTTCATCTTGTCCAAGAATATGGTCATCACCTAGAATCACCAGAGCACAATGTTCATCGAATATTCTGCCCGGAAACCGGGTTTTAAACGCATACCTGAAATACAATTCACAAGTGAGACAATTCAACTGGGTTGTCAAATAACCACCACTGTAATTCATACACAGCATTTCAATAATCCAGCCACCTAACAAAGCAGGGGCTCGGGTTTCATGGTCTCGAACATGTTCCACAGCTTGGGAAGTCATCTTCAAATTTCCTGCGATTTCTCCTAAAATCCAAAAGCACTTGTCCATTACTTGCCTCTGGTGGCGAAGATCGTATTCTTTAAAATCTCCATCCACCAATCGATTGGGATACTTCCGCAACCGATGGAAAATTTTCATAAAATCGTAAGAACCAGGATTGATTCCTAAAGCATATGGGTGTTTCGGGAACGAACAATTGAAAGCAGCAACGACTGAACCCAAAAGCATCCTGCATACAACGTTGTAAGTAACGTCATCACAAAATGTAATTCGAGTATTCACGTCCTTAATCTTGCTCGCAGATCGAACCTCATCCTTCATGTATCCAACAAAAACTTTGTCCAAAGGAACACCACTTTTCACTTGTTCGTACATGTGCATCACGTGGTCCTTGAACGCTGGATTGAACTTCCCTTCATTCTGATCAAACCATACCAGATCTCTCTTACCTTTACGGCGAGTGAAATAACAATACGGTGATCCTGGAGAAGTATCAGTAACAATAGAGCACAAAACACCTGGAATACCAAAAAGGGCTTCTTCAAAAGACAACTCACGGACTCCTCCTGTTCCAGAGAAATCAAGCGAGTCAAACAAATTTTCAACACACTCTTCAGCACATTGTTGCAAACGTCTTTCGTCCAAGACAACTTTGGTTGCAGTGGCCATTCGAAAAATCGATTCTTCAACTGGCTCTTTTCCTGCAGACCGGGGGTCTTTGGATGACATGATTGCTGGTTGTTTTGTAGTCTCCCACGGAAGAAACTCGCTTATCAAACTAGGCTTAAGTTTAGTCTTGTCACACATATGCAAACACTGATTGATCGGGGCTTTTGAGATTGACAAGATATTTGGACATTCCGTCTCTTCCAAGCGTTCAATAAGATCAGCTTCGGCAACAAACTTCTTTTGTCCCAAATCATCACCAATCGCTTCCATAATCATTTCATGAGAAACACGAATCGCTAGGCCAACAGGCTCAGTTTTGTTCACACTCCCAGCAACATGTATACCAACACATTTATTGATAAGATTGCCTGAAGCTATCATAATAGGAGAACCGCAGTCTCCTGCGGAAGTCATAGCTCGATAGCGAAAGCCATCATTGAGCATCATCCTCACTCCTCCGTAATTGTATGATTGAACATCTGGGCGAGCTTGACTCCATCGTAAACCGTTTTTCGTTCGAATCATCATGTCAAAACCTGCTTCTGGGAACTCATCATCTCGTAGAAACCGGCTTGTCACAGTCTTGAACTGTGGACATTGAGCATTCATCACTTTGATAAAAGCAAGATCGTGAACAATCTCATCAGTCTCTTCATCCTTACACATCAGGGTATTTTGCGGATCATAGATCCACGCATAATCGTGATTACGGTAGTGAAGAACAACTTCAGAACCAGGTTCCAAAGCCCTTCCTCCAGAGAAGAGACAATGAGAATACGTCATCAACCAACGACCACCAATAGGGATAACTTGAGCACTAATGTCAGGAAGTTCTAAGTAAGCGGTTTCTACACCGCTGACTCCTTCTCCGACCATACCATGCCCACGTGTCCAACGTGATTTTCCACCAGGTTTTTGCCTATGTGAGTATTTCACTCGTGGATCAGACTGAGCTCCAAAAGAAACTCTATCTTCCCCAGAAGATTGACCAGAGAACCATCTCTTAACTCCATACATCGCTCCAACGACTAATATAACAGCCGAAGCGATCAAGATAGAGCTGGTGGTATCCGGCCACTTCATGTCTTCTGGTGGATCGTAATAGGAATACCAAGCAGTGTCTCGATCACACGTGGAATTCAAAAACGTTTGTTTTCTGAATTCCGCGAGATCAGTCACGCTGCGGTTGATAGCATCTTTCAGAGGATCCAATTCCTCAGAACCAATAGTCTTAGGTTCATCTGGTATGATAGAACTTTCAGTCTCTTGTTCTTCAGCATTGGTTTCAGAATCAGAATCAGGTTGCGAAACAGCACTCTCAAACTGCTGAATTGCCTGTTCAAGGGTTGTCTCACAATCATGACACCGCTGGTTACCGTTCAAAGACGCAGCCAACTTACCACACTTCGAGCATGGCTTCTTTCTCTTTCCTTCACCTTGAAAACGCTCTTTAGACGTAAAAAGTGAAGTCAAAGCTTCCACTATACTCACAGGAGCCGAAGGCAGAGAACAAGTCTTCCTTAACTCGGCATTCACCAGTTCTTCTGGGTTCACATGATCTTCATATAATCCCTCGCACTGTTCACGAATAACTCGAGAAAGTTCACACTTCTCGTCATAAGCCTTCTTAACCAAATCACAAATGTTATCAAACGTCGTGAATGGCGTGCTACACGCTTGGTAGTTTCCAACCTGAATAGAAGGAATCACACGGAAAACAGCAAAAGATTTGTTCTTCACTACATCCGGTGGCAATCTCTTCATATTCAAAACGTAGCCTGACGAAGTCTTGATGCAATACTTTTCAAAACCATGAGCCATAGCACATTCAATTACGACATCACGTCGACGCTGTAGTGCATCGTTGGGGATTCCAGGAACACAGTCATAAGCATTATTGTTGATAGTGGCCACGCCCTTAGCGTGAAAACACTGTCCTTTAACACCTACAAAAGGATCATCCACTGACGCTTGGTCCAAACGATATTGAGCTGAACTAACAGCCATCAAATACTTTTGAGCCATTTCAACTTTCTGCTGTAAATCACCAACAAGAAACTCGTCAAGAATGATCGCATCTTGATCCAAATAACCTCCAAAGAACTCTGCTGAACAGGTCTTCGTAAACACGGTGTTCATTCCAAGTCTTTTCAACATCTGCTCAATAAGCATAGTTTTTCCAATTCCAGGAGCTCCAAACATATGCAATGAGAATGGTTCATCTCGCTTTCGTCCTTCACTACGAAACAAGTTTAAACACATTCTCTTCTTTTGCAATTTCTGATGAACTCCCATAACAAGGCTTCTCAAGGTTGCGTGTCTAACAGCCATGAGTTGATCAAGAAGATTGGAACCTTCTTTCAGGAGAATTTCCAACTGGTCAGCATAGTAAGCAGATCCCACTACTCGAGGTACTGATGAGAACTGAAGAATAGCGTTTGACGCACTTCTCCAGTTCGCACACAAATACTTGAGGCGGTAATCTTCAGAACCAAACTTCCAAGCAACAGCTTCTCGCACAACACTTGGCAATAGACAGAAGGCAGCAGCACCCAAATTAGCAACAACAGTACCTCCAGCCATCAACGCTGCAACGTAACGAGCACGTTCCAGAATCTTACTTTCTTGCTTAGTCGTCAAACCAAACAAGGCTGTAGCTAGAGTAGTCACCAATGCAACTGGTCCTACTTCACCTTCAGCGACATAAGTGGAACCACACAAGGCTGCAATACCTTTAGTAACTCCATAAGAAAGCACATTGGCACCAACGAAAA